CATAAAGATGTGAGAAAAAAATACTATGATGCACTTTCTTTGCATAAAATGGGGTGACAAATATCCCCCTGATTATGTAAATAATCTATACCATATGGTAAATCGCAATTATAGCAAAAGATTTAAGTTCTTTTGTTATACAGACGAGCCTGCAGGTTTAGATAAAAAAATTCAAGTCAGGTCTATTCCCAAGATAGAACCGTTGCACCCCAAGTACTGGTTTGGTTTAGAAAACTATTGTTGGGATAGAGCAAAGTTTCTTCTATTCAATTCTCACTATTGGCTTAAAACAAAAGGACCTTTTTGCTATCTTGATCTTGATGTTGTTATACAAAATAACATCGATGACTTTTTTGATTTAGCAACTGAAGGTCCACACATGATTTATAGTCATTGGGATAATCCTAAAAATCTTAAGGACAGGGCATTTACTAATATAAGAGGGACACCTTACAACTCTAGTGTTATGCTTTGGAATAGCAATCAGTGTGAAAAAATTTATCAGGATGTGTTAGAAAACAAAGATGTAGTCTTTAAAACATTCTTTAAAGGTTCTGACAATTATCATTACTGGAGAGAATCACAAGTAGTTGGTGAAAACTTTTGGAGTTTTCTTCCTGACGATTGGGTGTACTCTTACAACAGAGGGAAAAAATACCCAGAAGATATGGAAGAGTATTTGTATAGAGAAGACTGCAAAGTCTGTCTATTTAATACTGACCTAGTACCGGGTGAACGAGAGCAATATAAGCCGCACGAATTGAAAAAAGACTACGACTTGTTGATTCATTGGCATGGCAAGGATGATTTTGAAAGATTGTGGTTACCCAAACTACCTGAAAATTTCTTTGACTATACGACAAAAGACTTGCTAAAAATAAAAGACATGGTTGAAAGAAAAGACCATGTTCAAATAGCTGATAAATTTTTATCTGAGTTTCCTAGATTCATACGAGAGTGGGACAAGTATCATACAGATTATGATAAGATGAAGAATTGGCTTGGCTTTGAATGGCTCAAAGAAAGAAACATCACTGACAGATATCTAAACTACAATGCTCACCAACTTATCAAGGATAATTTTGATAGAGGTGATTTAGTTTCAGTGCATAAAACATTTGCTGAAGCGTTTTCAGAGGATCCTGTTATTGCAGATGCAGATCAGAGTATGCTTTGGAATATGACATATGAAGAAATTTGTGAAACTTTCGATACTTTGTATGCATATCAGCGACAAGATTGGCTAATGTCAGAATATATTGACAACGGACCTTCTGTGTTTTTCTGGCACGCCACATACGAGGAGCTTGCTGAGTTATACAAAAAATATTATTTTCACAATCTCACTGAATTGTTTTACAATGAGAAGTATGAAGAAGTGTTTGAGAGATTATACAACATCATGCCTAGAGAGGAACTCATGCGAGTTCTTAATCAGAAGGGAGATGACAACACACTCTTCAAATACTTTCAAAGCTACGGTGAAGAGTACAGCGATTTATATAAGGGCTTGTACGATGAAGAACCTGATGGTGTGTTACTTCAAATCTCAACTGCTAGAAATGACACTGGAAATGATTTCAATGATATTTTTGTCGATGGCAAACAAATCAACAAAAAGATACTTAATGAGTTGTTTAGTGACTACCGTATAAACTGGGTAACACTTACATGTGAGATTGCGGATCCTGTGAAGTGTGACAATTTCATAGAAGTGTGTGAATTTTTCAATAGTAGAGATATTCCTATCACTCTACAAACTCGCACTGAGAACCCAGATTTACAAGGCATGGACATAGCAGAAGTAGTATATGTAAAAGAAGAAGAGAAGTCAGAAGAAAATTTGATTGTTTCAGATTACAATGACAAAGGAAAACCAGTAGATTTAGAAACATTAAAGAGATTTGGTCACACTATTGAAACCAGAAACAGAAGGACAAAAGCAAAAGATAAAGATCCTGTTTGGTGTGATGCAAGAAAGAGTGCGTACTTTTATATCAATTCGTCCGGGAATACATTTCCGTGTGCGTTCATTGCGAGAGATGTAACCGAAAACAAATTATTTCCGTATCATCCTATTGACTATCCATTTAATATGCAGTATAATGACGGAACAAAATTCTCACTCAATGAAATCATATATAACAGCGACATGCAAAACATAAGTGAACATCTGAAGAGAAATCCGTTGCCTATATGCAAGAAGAAATGTGGAGATTGTAATGCGTGTTAATTATGTTTGCTCTAAATGGGGTACGAAATACGGTCCTCACTTTGTTAATCGTTTAAAGAATATGGCGTTTAGAAATACGCCAAAAGAATTTGAACCACACTTCTATTGTTATACAGAAAATCCCGAGGGCTTAGATGATGATGTCACTGTTATTCCTTTTCCTGATATTCCTAATATTCACCCTAAGTATTGGTTTGGTAGCGACAATTTTAAATATGGTATGGCGAGGTGCTGGGATCGTCCTAAAACTTTTGTTTTCAATACTCATAATTTTGCTCCTGATAAACCTACTGGACGATTTGTGTTCTTTGATTTGGATGTCATCATTCAAAGAGACCTCACACCTATTATTACCTACAACCTAGAAAGACCTACTAAGATGAAATCTTGGTGGCAAGATCCAAGACCTATGGACACTCGCCGATTCAAACTATCACACGGTGCTTATACTAATGGAAGTTGTCAAGTGTGGAGTGACGATCAGTGCGAATGTATTTGGAATGATGTGTTAGAGAATCAAGAAAAGATTTGGTTCACATTTACTGATGGTACCGATAACTATCACAGTTGGCGTTGGGGTAGATACGGAGCTGACTTGTGGGATCATTTTCCTTCTTGGATGGCTTACTCGTACAATCGTGGTCGCTCATGGGAAGAAGATGATTTGAATGTCGGCATATATCGTGAAAATTGTATTGTTTGCGTGTTCAATGTTGACCTACTTCCGTTTGAAGATGACAGTAGAGGTCATACAAAACAAGATGAATTAGCAGACCCTAAGTTATTGGAGCATTGGCGATGAGAGTAGGATTCACCGCAAGTACCTTTGATCTTTTGCACTCGGGACATGTACAAATGTTGCGAGAAGCTAGAGAACAATGTGACTATCTAATTTGTGCGTTGCAGATGGATCCAAGTGTTGACCGGGAAGAAAAAAATGCACCAGTGCAAACTATTGTTGAACGATATACTCAATTAAAGGCTGTAAAGTATGTAGACGAAATAATACCTTACGCCACTGAAAAAGACTTAGAAGATATATTGCAAATGTATCATATTAATGTTAGAATATTGGGTGAGGAATATAGAGATAAGGATTTCACTGGTAAGGATATTTGCCGTAAAAGAGATATAAAACTTTACTTCAACAAACGAGACCACAGATTCTCTACTAGTGATTTGAGAAAAAGAATCAATAAGGTGCTAGAGAATTGGCGATGAACGAAGTCAGAATATTTGAAGAAAGAGAATGGCTTTGGCCCAAAGAAGATTATCATTGCTGGAAACATTTAACTGAGTATCATCCAACAATACCTGAAGACATTCTTAAAACTATTGGCAAAGTATTCACAGTAGTTCAGGCTGGCGGCAATTGTGGTTTATATACTGCTCAATACGCTAAACATGTACAACATGTTATTACATTTGAACCTGAACCTAATAATTTTTTATGTCTTAAAAATAATATAACTGAAACTAATGTTACAATGTATGAAGCCGCATTGGGTGACAAAGAATGTTATGTTGGAGTAAAAGTAGATCCTATTAATTCGGGTGCAACAAGAGTCATTAATAAGGGTAGTATAAAGCAAGTTCGCTTAGATGATTATGAAATTGAACCTGACTTAATACATTTAGATATCGAGGGCCATGAGCCTCATGCTCTAAAAGGTATGTTAGATACTTTAAAAAAATGTCATCCTGTTGTAGCGTTAGAGCGGGGTAATGGAGAAAACATACTATTCGATTTAGGATATAGTAAGTGGAAACAGTTTGGATTGGATTGGTTGTATATATGAATATCTACACTGTAAAGTGGGGCGAAAAATATGTTGCTTCTCATGTAAATCAACTCCTAGATAGTTGTAAGAAACACTTGAGTTGCGAGTTTCAGTTTCATTGTATCACTGAAAATCCTGAAGGCATCTCTGAAGAAGTGAACATCATTCCTATTCCCGAAAACAACCGCTTAGAAAAATGGTGGAATAAGATGTATCTGTTTGACGATTTGCTTGTCACACAGAAAGGAGAAAAAATGTTTTTTGATTTGGATGTTATCATTCAGAAAAACATTGATGTAATTGCAGAGTTCGATCCAGAAGATTGTCTTTGCTTTGTAAAAACATGGTGGCATGACTTAGATACTTCACATAAAAATACTAGGCACATACCACATAAATATACAGACTTAAACTCTAGTGTGTTGCGTTGGAATGATACTCTTGACACTAGAGCAATAAAGGACTATTTTAACAAATACAAAAAACAAATTTTATGGTATTATCGTGGTCTTGATAACTTCTTTTACAATCGTAGGGTTGTTAAACAAAAACTGTTTCCTATAGGTTGGGTATATAGTTTTAATCAAGGCTATTTGTTTCCTCAAGATATTGAGAAACATGTGTTCAGAGAAATGCCTTACATTTGTATTTTTGATTCAATGGGTAAAAGTGAAGATGTCAAATTCTAATCTAAATTCTAATTTTCTAAACAACTACAAAAACTGGGGTGAGGCTTTGCATGTTATTGAGAAACGCATGCCTCATAAACTTACCGACTTTCGTGATTCTCTTGGACAAAATAATGTTGAAGCCAGTATATGGCTTGTTGAAGAGTTGAAGAATTATTTAGATGAATACTATCTAAAGACAGGCAATCTAAGAATTCTTATTTTGAATTCTTGGTTAGGAATTCCTATAGTGCCTCTTCTTTGTGAAAACTTAGATATTGCGCAATTGCACATGGTTGATTTAGATGAAGAGTCTATTGAGTTGTCTAAGATTTTCCACAAACACTATGCGCAAGAAAAGTTTATCAAAACAAGACATCACAATCTAGACATTCCGTTTGAATTTGATAACTTATGTAAAATTGAAGTTGATGTCGTGATTTGCATACAAACGGAACAGATGTATCCTCTGAAGGAACTTCGCTCAAAGAATCCACATGCCATCTATGCGTTACAGAATAGCAATGTTGTTGAAGAAATGTACGGTATCAACTGTGTTGATTCTATCGATGCATTGAAAGAGCAAGTAGGACTTGATGAAGTTAATTACGAAGGTGTAAGAAAACAGCATTATTACTCATGGGATGGCAAAAAAGAATACGACAGATATATGATTATCGGTCAAAGAGATGGTTTGATCTAACCCCCTATATCTTCTACCATCATCTCCCACATATCTTTATTAGGTATTACCATTCCAAATGTATGTCTTGGAGACTCTGAACCAGCACAATGCCAATAGTGTTGAGATGGGTCTTCATCTTTACCACCGTAGTAACCTACTTTAGCAGACCATCCTTTAGGATCGTGTAGAGTAACAATTTCGTCTTTATCATAATCATAATATTTAAACCAACCTTTTCCTTTAGGATTATAGTTTATCAAAATATTATATCCTGGACAATCCCAATTATTGTGCCAACCCATATAATCACCTGGCAGATAAAAGACATGTACTGCTGTAAACTTTGCTCCAAGAAATTTTACAAGAGCATCGTTGATAACAGCGGATTTTTCTTTATGAATCTTGGGTACTTCAGGACCTAGTTGCAAGTCTCGGACTCTTGATACTTCGGGCGGGCCAATATGACTCTCGTTGGACATTACTTCCTTCAAGTAATCATATGAGGATGCTGAATAAAGATTGTGATCTTTATCTTTTCCTCTTTGATGTGTCGGTAAACTTTCGTAGTCCTGTTGAAAAAACCACTCAATATATGGTTCTAGTATTTCAATAAGTTCTGGATTAATTGAATCTAATATCTTCATTATTTAAAAGTTCTCGGTCAGGTATAGTATAATGTAGAATCACTCTTTCACTTCCCTGTAATTCGTTATCAAAATATCCCCACACGAAATTCCATCTCGCATCGGGCTGTGGAAATTCTCCAACTTTTACATTCTGTTCTGTTTTATTTAGCAAGTACCACATGCTGAATGTATCCCACTTTCTCACTTCCCAAGGGTAAGGATCTGATACCCAATTAGGTTTGTTCTGTTCCATAAACTGGTCATACCAATCATCCATCAACTTAAAAGTTTGTGGGTTGCTTTTATATATGAACAATCCGCAATGATAAATCATTTCTTCTGTGTCAGACAGTTTTGTTATTTTAGCATTGTATGGACGATTACGGGTAAACAAAATATCATTTTCTTCAATATAATCAAAAGCAATTGCAATGTCTTCATGCTCAATAACAGTATCAGCATCTATATACATTGTAACATCATAGGGTGTTTTTGACAATGCCCACAACTTTGCTCTGATATTTTCAGGGCAGCCTTCAGTGATAACTTGGTCAAACATTTCATAGTCTTCTGGCTCAACCCAAAAGTCATGTGTGAATAGAGTTATCTTAGCCTCGGGATAAAAGTCTAATAAAGATTCTGCGGATTTTTTTGCGGCGTAGTAATATGCTTTATTGACTGAGGCTACATATATGTAGCCTTTATTCATTCTTATCTAATTCCTTTTGAATTAGAATTGTTGTGTACGCCTGTACTTCTAAGGGTGACTTAGCCTTGCGAATAAGTTTCTTTAGTTCTTTGTTTTCAGAATTTTTTACAGATTCGATTTCAAAGGCTTCAAGTTTCATGTTGAATAAGACTTCTTGCTTGTGTCTTTGAAACTTTTGTTCTTCGTGTTCTTTTCTTCTTTCGTGATTTTTCTTTTGTTGTTCTTTGTGTGCTTCTGTCAAAGAATCGAGACCATCAATGCCGTACTGCTCAATAACAGCATCGTAATCTTTATTGACACCGCCTTCTGCTTCGGGTCCGGCAATCACATGACATACTGCATATTCACCATTGGGTTGCAAAATTTCACAGACTAAATGCCTGTTATCTTTGTTCTGCCAAATTGGATTTCTATATTTTTCTTGCTCCATCACAAACTCCACAAATTAATAATAATAAAGTTATTTATGCGATTCTTAAAAACAGTTTTTTAGATTCCTGTGTAGAAGAAGTTGCTTGAACCGTATCGCCAGCATAGTAGCCAGTATATGTTCCTGAATATGCACCAGTAAAGAAACCAGTGTAGTAACCAGTGTAGGTTCCGGCAAATACTGTACTATACGATCCTGCATATGTTCCTTCATACGATCCTTCATAATACCCAGTATATGTACCGTCGAAATAGCCCCCAATAGAGCCCCCGTAAAATAATGTATATGAGCCAGTATAGTTTCCTGCATATGCACCAGTGTAATAACCAGTGTAATTTCCAGTGAAGTAACCAGTATAATTACCCGTATAATCGCCTGCAAATGCAGTAGAATATGTACCACTGTATGAACCAGTATAGTTTCCTGCGTATGCTACACTAACAATATCTTTTAACTGATCGGTTAGTGTTTCACCTCTTTGTTGCCAAGTACCACCAGATGTAGGGGCTGAAGTAGAAACTTCATAGCGACCAATGTTTGTCGCAACTACTCTGTTTCTAAATCTGTTGGTAAGACTTTGTAGTTCAGTATCCGAAAATTCTGCAACACTCTCGCCGTCAAATTTTGTGAGTGTTCTATTTGTAGCAGAAGCAGGTACTGTTGTTGCGGCAGTTTTTTGCCAAAGATACTTTGTTACAGTAGTTCCGTCAGTCTGAGTGTCATCAATTTGACCTCGACTGGTCCATGTACCGCCTGCAGGAGCAGATGCAGAAAGCCAATACTGACCAGCCGTATTCGCATCATCTGTAATCATTGCATTAATTACATCATCAAGAATTTCAGAATCAATTTCCGCATCCGTTGATTCTACTATCTCTCCGTCAGAGTTTAGTCTTAGCGGTGTAGCAGTTTTATTATCCGTTACTACTCTTGTGTCTTCACCAAATGTATAAACAGTTGTTGACAATCCACCAGCCGCTGGGTGTGTACCAACAGCCTCAGTTCTTGTGCGGTCTGTAAATGTACCTATCGAGGTGAACCCAGAAGTAAGAGAACCTGTAGTAACTTCAATAGAAGCCGTTCCCACACTACTAGCGAATTCAGTGGTGATAATGTTTGCAGTGTAATCCTTTTTTTCTGCGGTAGAAAGTTCCTGCAACCCCGAAATGTTACCTGAAGTTATATCACTTGTTTTTATCTTTAATGGGCCTGCCATTTAAATATCACCCTTTTATTAGTTTACTAGTGTACCGCTAGAATCATATACTGCTAACGGTCTGTGTACTCTCCAATCTGTAGCATCTTTACAAGAAAGTGTGAAAGATGTATTAGCGGGCAAAGTAATAGGAACATTAGCACTTCCGCCATCAATTGTATCAGAAGAACCAGGATATAATTTACAGTCTGTGCTTGTTGTATTGAAAACTGTTACTGTTCTTCCTGCAAGTGCAGTTGGAAGTTTTACGCCCTGTGTGCTTGCCGCGTTTGTTGTGATTACACTCAATGTTTCGCTGAGTTGTGTTGCTCCAGCTTGATCTGAACCAGCAGTACCTACTGAGGCTGTCACACCATAATTTATATGACCACCGATAGTAGCATCACCAGATGTTGTAACCGTTGTGACATCTAGGTCGTCTAAATCGGGAAGAGTTCTTTGCCATTGAGTTGCACTTACTGCGATTGCTTCAAAGACATTATCAGGTCTAAGCACAATAGGTGCATTCAAAGATCCGCCGTCAATAGATTCGCTTGATGCAGGGTAAACTTTGATGTCTGCTGATGTAGAGTTATAAACTGTGATTTTAAGACCGGTTGATGCGTCAGGAAGAACCACGCCTTCGTTGGCAGATGCTGTCTGCACAATATTATAAGTTTTAGTCAGAGCAGTACCGGTGCCCTGTGTGGTGCCAGCCGCCGTAACAGAAGCGTCCAACCCGGCAACCAGATCGCCTGTAAAAGTCAAATCGCCTACTGAAATATCATCAGAGGCTTCATACTTTGCAGTGTTTAGGTTGGTAAAGTTAGTATCTACTTCCGTATTAGTAAGTGGACTACCTTTACCAGCTCTTGTAGTTAAAGTTGCCATTTAGTTATCCTAGTTCTTTTCGATTAAAAATTGTAATGCTTTTTTAATTTCAGTAAGCTCTGATTTCAAACTATTTATATCATCCGTAATTTCATCAACCTTACCGAAAGCCCTTTTTTGTTTTCTATATTTAGCAAGCGCAGAGGGGTCTTGATTTTCAAATACCCCCGGCTCTACTTCTTTATATTTTAAATTTTCTACTGAATCCATAATTAAGCCTGCATCGCTATTGCTCTAAGATTTTTCACTGCGGGAACATTGCATGTGTTATCTGTAATTAACACAACCTTCACAGCGAAATCCTTAAAGCGATTAAATGTTATTTGGCTTACCGAAGCCGTTGCAGTTGCACCGGAGCCGCCGCCACCACTTAGAGTGATTGTAGGAGCACTGGTGTAACCTCTACCCGGTTCTGTAACTGTAATATCAACAACAGCTCCACCAGAAATTTTTGCAATAGCTTCTGCGGGCTTCCAAGCACCTCCACCAGAGAACAGAACCGTTGGCGCCGTTGTATAACCAGAGCCTCCTGCTGTAACTGATATTGAGCTAACTCTGTCTGCTACATACTCTAAAGTATCTCCTGCGACACCCCCAAGACCAACATTATCTGAACCTCTTTCGGGTAGAGTGTAAAGAGTTTCAACAAATGCTGAAGGATTCTTTAGATTCTCTCTATTGCTTTCTAGTTCCACCCAATACAAGTCTTCTCTAAAATCAGCATCGTCTTCTGCGGCTTTAAACTTAGCATACACTTTTACATCTGCATCATTTGGAACTCGTTGATCCAAATAAACTCTCAAATCTTCTGCTAAGTTTGCTTTGCTAAGACGAACAATTTTAGAAATATATTTACAATCTGCATCTCCACCATATCTTTCTTCTTCATTAGTAACAACATCGTTAATGATGTGCTTATCAAGGTTAAGCGCCGCCCTAGTGACATCAATAACGGGAGAAAGATAATTAGTATTCGTGTAAAAATCAACTTCTACCTTGAGAGATTTTGCCCCAGAAAAAGTGGAGCTCTCATTAGAATATGAGTAAATCGCACTTTCGCTCGGAGCCATCGCTGAGTCAGTTTCAGGCAAATCAACCGCTGTTGTTCCTGGCACTGCAACACCTGTGCTTTGAGTTGGGTAATATTTAAAGTTCAGTTTGCTTGTATTATGAACAATTGTTGTAAAGTTATAAATTGCTTTGTTGTAGACATTGTTATCCACAGAAACAATTTCTGCCTGAGAAGTTCCTGAACCGACAATATCACCTGCTGAGAATGTGCCCTTAGTGACAGTAACTTCACACTCAGTCTGTCTGTTTAGGAATTCATTTACACTAGCATTTTTTACAACAATAGTAAATGTAGCACCACTACCAGAGCCAGTTGTGCTTGACTGTGTTACTGCACTTGCAGGATCCTCAGTGTAACCGCTACCCATATCTCCAATACTAAAGTCCGTAATTGCACCAGAAGATACGGCATCGACAATAATTGTCAATCCAGTGCCATTTCCAAAAGAGTTCAGAGTAATAACATCACTTACTGCATAACCAGAGCCCCCTCCTGCTAGAGTGACATCAAAAGAGTGAAGTTCATCGATGGCAGAGAAGAAACCGTTAGTAAAGTTTGTCATGCTCCAGTAATCGGTATCTTCATTATTAAGTATCGCGGTACCTCCAACTGGAGAAAACTTAGCTCTATTAATAACATACTTGACATCTTCTGCCTGCTTAGGACTCCAAGATCGATCATTTGAAGAAGTAAACAAGACTCCTGCCACAGAATCGCCTGCCTGAATTCTTTGTGTAGTTCCTAATTTACTTTGTCCTAACTCAGATACCCAAATATTGTAACCTGGGTCATTTGCTTGAGGTTTTAGTACAAAACAATATTCTTGTTCAGGAGACAAGAACACCGGTGACGGGAATGTAAACTTAGTTGCACTAGTAGCATCTTCTGAAATAGATACTTGAGAAGGTGTCAGTACAACCTCTCCATAAGGAATAACATCAGAACCAGGGTATCCATTAACCACATTGCGAAGTTCTAATGTGATATTATTCGTGCTTGACTTAGTTCTAAAGAATATATCAATATCAGTTATGAAAGCCCCATGACCGTTATTCACAAAAAATGTTTGAGCGATGGGATCGGCCCAACCAGCGCCGCCGAACCAATTCCAGTCGAAATCTTCCCATTCTATTTGAAAGTCGTTGGGAATATCGACCGCCGGATTATCCACTACCGGCGAGACTGAGTTATTGACCGGATTCTCTTCCGCTGACGGTTGATCCGGCGGGGGTAAAGGAGTTTCTCCAGCACCCTCAAGAATCGTAAAGCCCTCGTTAATATTTCTTTGAGATGTGCTTGTAGTTACCGCTGTGGACTGTTGTAACGAAACCCCTGTTGTAACGGAACCAATAGTTCTTGATCCGTTATTAACAAAATTCATCGTTACATTAGGTCTTTGCGTAAATAAACTTGTATTTTCTTTTGTGTAATTACCAGAAATAAACTGAGAGAATACAGTATTACAAGAAGAAGTTACAAACCCTTCTCTGTTTTCGATATCGTCTGAAACAATAATCATTTTGTTTCCTAGAAGATATCTTCCTGAAGGTACATATATGTCTAAGATTAACGAGCCATCTGGGTCAGATACGACATAATCATTTGCAGAGCTTCTACTCCAGTCACAACTTTGTCCATTTTCGTCAGTACCAAATCCTTGTATTGAGGCATTGCTGTTCATCTTTGTAGTTGTAGACAGCCCATCCCAATAAGAAGTTTTTACTTTTCTGACTCTCGCAACAGTACTACCAGACAAGTTGGTAGAACCGGTTATTCTATCTCCGGGGTCGCCGCCATCAAAGAACACATAAAATCTTGTACTCGGCTTTAAGTTTCTACAATCAACTCTAAATCTCAACTGAGGAATATAGCTGTTGAAAGCAATGCCATTTACATAATCAAAGCTACCTTCAAATCTATTTCCCAAATTACCTGAAGTATTTACATTAAGGACTTCATTGACTTGTGTAAGTGTAGCATTAGATACAGTTAAGTTAGATGTAGTAACCGCTACTGAAGTGCTGGTGTATTCAATATCAGCAGTGTTCCTAATGGTATCTCCAATGATTTCACCTTCTTCATTCAATAAAGGATTACCATTAGCATCTACCTCTGTTGAATCCGGTATTATTGTTTCTTCAAATGCACCTTTATCAACAAATGTTGTTGTACTAGTTGCACTGGAAGTAGTAGTTTGCGTAGTAGGAACAGGAGTTCCCATTATAACATTGCTTCGTGTAACACCCGAATTGCCTAAGTTAGTAAACGCATTTCTGAGGGCTTCTGCTGAACCAGTTTGAACAATAGTATTTTGTGCAGTGTTTCCGCTCTGATTCCATCTAGTAACAGATGGGGGATATGCATTTGCTTTACCTGTGTAGTCGAACAGCAAATCTCCAACAAGATTTCTCGGCTTCGATGCAAAACGATTCTCAGAAAACAATTCTGTCGTATATGGGAGTGTAACAAGATTACCTGTTTTTACGGTGTTGGTAGAAGCCGCACTGTTATACTGAAGTTCAACATGAGTATTAGTTACTCTAGGACCGCCTTCAAAATATTGTTCGTCTATACCAAAATCTAAATCAGCATCAGATACCTGCATTAGGTCTGTATTGTTGAATGTATCAACAAAAAATCCATTTTTAAATCTGTCAAGACCATTTGCGTCTGTGATGTTTTTATTAGCAGTAGCAGTTTTTATAAAGTTCAAAGAAGAGTAATACTCCAGTCTTTGAATTCTTTTCTCAATAGAAGCAATGTCTTGCATTGTATATCTTCTATTCTGCTTAACATCAAGTTTTACTTGAAGATCCTCTCTTCCATACTGTTCTGCTAGAAGATTAGGAATAGAAGGATAAGCAGGAATGTAAATATCTGCAAGAGCCATACACTTTGGCGGCTTTAATGGGGGAACCGGATTGTTGTTCGGTTTACCCTCAATGTTAAGAACCTTTCCGCTGTCCTGTAAGACAATTGTATCAACTCTTCCTAACCAATATTCACCGTCAGTAACATAAGATTCTCTGGGCATCGGGAATTGATACCCGCCACTAATAGTTCTAAAATTGAAATTAGCAGTTGGGTTTTCAGTAGCCGTTCCAATTGTTGTAGCATCGCTTGCTGTATTTACAATATAAGGTCTAAAATCAATGCAGTCTCGCAAATCATATAGAACAGATCCTTCTTTCAAGTGCAAGGGAATTTCATATGTGTAAAAGCTAGGATTAGCGGCAGTCAGTTCATCTGCCGGGTATGAATCAACACAGAAATAAGTAGATTGACTCCCAGCATAGTTAGGATCCAAGTAGTGCAATTCTACTAGAATCTTCTTATTCGTTACATCTAGGCTGCCTCTTTTTATTAATTTAGAGTGACCATAATAGTTATCTGTTTGTCCATTACCATGAATGAACAAGTCTTTGTAGTTAGTAGTAGTGTTGTCATAAGTATCGCCGACATATACACCTACAATTTTATAAACATTACAAAGACCTAAATTCCATGGACCTGAATTTCCTTCAGGGTGTGTTGCTGTGTCAATTTTAACAAATCTAGATTTAAGTGCATTTAGAGGAACCGGTGTCGTATCTGTTTGTTTTACCTTAACATAAAATTTTACATCTGCTGTATTAGATAATATCGTACCTATATCAAATTGCATTGAAGTAGGACCAGCACTTGTAAAGTGAGATTCCTGTAAATCAAAAATCTGTCCAGCCGCATATGATGTACCATCAACAGTGACGGCTTCTTTGAAAATCATAATCCATTCATCATCCAACTGTGTCTGAGAAGGAGTTGTAGAATATGGGAAAGACTTGGTTCCACTCACACTAATTGTAGTGGTGCCTGTTGTTGTAAATGTCGCATCAAACTCTTCTTGATATGTAAAAGAGTTATCATATGTGTTAATGGGATCAACTCCAATAGTCTTCATCGCCTTAGCAGGCATTTTGAAAACCATTTGATTTCTTGCTTGATTAAATAGAATTGGAGAACCTACTCTATTATCAATAAGAACATCACCAGAGCCGTTAAAATTTGTTGTGTCCGATGTAAAGTGAACGGAACGAATATCTGATAAAGCAGAGGAACCCATACGAATATCGTAAAGATACAGTCTGTATACTGCACTAGGTGACCCAGGATCACCACTTTCTCTCGCAACATGTCTTACTCTAGCAGTTCCTACAGGGCTTGCCGGAGCCGCTACTGCACCAAATGTGCTACTTCTTGATGTTCCCAATGCATCAACAATAAATGTTAAAGCAGGCGCACCGCCATTACCCAGTCTAGCATCAGGAATTGTGATCGTTTCAGTTGCAATAAATCCAGTGCCGCCTTCGATAATCTCTACTGTAGCCGCGCCGTTTTCATCAACACGGATCAAAAACTTTGCATCTGTTCCAGCACCACTAGTTGTGTAAGCACCAGGGCTGATTATATAAACGCCGAGTACTCGTAATGACTCTGCACCGGATATTGAAGTTACAGAAAGAATACCTGTAGTTGACATGTGAGCATTAAGTTCAGATGAACCAAATACAACCTGAGAAGTACCACTAACATCCCACTCGCCTGCTACATTATTAATGCGAATATAGTTACCATAAGTTGTAGAAGTTGTAATTCCTTCCTGTAACTTATAGTCATTACCCTTTCTTACTTTTATATAACTAGGGGCTTCAATTTCTCGCAATCTTCCGTTAACGATGCCTCTTCCATCAGCAACACCCACAGCAAGATAATTAGCATCGCCTCCTTGGTCTGCTGTCTTTAATCCACCGTTATCGTCATCCACATCTAAAAGATGTTCTCGGATATTAATCTTAAATTCTTTAATTGAATAGTTTCCACTTTCTAGGAAAGTTCTTTCGGCAATTCTATCGCCAATTTTACTATACAAGTCTAAATCTTTATCAACAACCGAAGTAGATTTTTTACCATCAATGATAGTAAACAAACTTACAAAATTGTCTTCAAGGTCATCATCGAATTCTCTGACAGCTATTTCAGTGTATACTTTATATCTGTCAGCACCTGGTGCATTGAAGTTAAAAGTTCCCGTAGCAGGGTCAAGCAAAGTAGAGTCATCATCAGAAGTAATAATATCTTCTTTTATGAGAACGCCCACATAACAGTCTTTAAAGTTACCAAAAGGCATGACTGCAATTGTTTGGTTTGCGTGTTCAATAAACTTGCCCTTGAAATAAATCAATCCGTCGTCAATTGAATAATCTACCGACTGCCCTCTATAGTGCTTTGATTTATCAAGACTTGTTTGTGTGTCTACAACAAAAGTATCGCCGTTTCTACCAGAATCGGTGCTAGTTACAGTAAGAACCTCTCCTGCTGTAAATCTTGTTTCTTCAGTTGTGGTAGAACCCTGTGTGTATTCAATGTAAAGGGTTTTCTTGTCAACTGTCTCACTATCTGAACCAGATTTAACTTTTTGAATGGTAGCAACAATTCCTGTTGTTCCACCAGTAACCGTATCACCCACATAAGTTGCTAGATTGTCATTAGAAATAGATGCGCCACCATTGTCAGCATCATTTATTTTTACAAAGTGATAATTTCTTCTGACTTCTTTGCAGCCAAGAACAGGAGCGCCATCAACAAAGATATGCTCACCAAATCTTGATAGTTGATTCTGAAGGATAGTCTGTAGCTGAGTTAATTCTCTAGCCTGTACAGCATACCCTGGCTTAAAAAGAATTCTATTAAAATTCTTATCCGCGTCAAAATCATCATAGTACGGACCGGTGTTTAGATTCAATGCCATTTTTTCTTTGCCTTAAAAATTTAAAATTACTTTAACAGTTTCTACTTGGTCTTGATCTCTTGTTATAGGTTTTCTGTTATCGATGTACATAACATCACCTGTATGTGCAGAGATTTCTGGTTCTGTCAAACTATTTATAGTCATTCCGGTAGTGCCTGTGTTTAAGTTATTCAACACGGAACTCAGTGAAATTCCTGGATATATTTCTTGCAAATACACAGTATCGATTACATCATCGTTATCACTATCAATTTTTTGAATTACTCTAAACTGACCCCCGGAATTCACCGTTATAATGTCATCTAGATTGTAATCCCCAGGATTGGATACAGTGATAACATAACAAGGTGTACCAATTGTTTCTGTGTAAATAGCAGTCTCATCGTATGTAGTAATATTTTTCACCAAGCCAATTTGCCTGAATTCGTTACCTACAATAATGTCGTTATCTGTGCTTGTAAATGTTGTAGTAATACCTAAATTAGTAGCAAACAATTCTTTGGGTGGATTGCCACCGTGCCCTTCATATGGACTAATAACGGGTCTAAGCACCGCCCCGGTGCCTGTACCTGTTGTTTGCTCAAGTTCAATCACAGCAAAAGTATAGCCACTTCCAGTAGCAGTAATATCTATAGAGACAATAGAACCCGCGGCATTTACTGTAGCACTTGCTGTTGCTCCGGTACCATCTCCTAGTATATTAACAACAACATCATTATTGATGTAGTCTTGACCACCTTCTGTAATAACAATTCTATCTACTGTTCCTGGGATAGCTGTAGATTCAACTGCTTGTTGTAGTGTAGGCGTTTCACTAGTTCCTAATTCTGGAGTTGCAGTTGCGCCCGTACCATCGCCTGAGATTGTGATAAATGCAAAACTATAACCCCTACCAGCAGTATCAACTGTAATAGAGTCGATCTCCCCTGCTACAATATTAGCAGTCGCCGTAGCACCTGTTCCATCACCTTGTATAACTACAGTAGCAGTAGTGTAACCTGTACCTGCTGTAGCAACCGCAATAGATGCAATTTCTCCATTAACATCAAATTCTGGTTGACCAGCACCTGCTACTTTTCTCACAGGAATATATCTACTAGATAAAAACTTAGTTCTATCAGCCGCACCTATTTGATATAAAAACTTCCAAACATAGCCATCGCTTAATTCAAAAGTATCTGTTCCTGTAGAAGTAGGTTTCTCTGTACTCGGTGAATTATTGTTATTGTTTAAGCACTTATAAACATTAAAATCATCTGTCAATACAAAAAATTTGGCATCTGCTAGATTGGTAGCACCAGAGTAGGCTGGATGATCGCTTGCATACTCATCATCATACTGGTCATAGATTGTATTAATTTCCCAATCATACCTATTAGCCAACAGAACCGCATCCGACGCCTCAACTTTTTTAATAAAAAGCATGTCATGTTTATAAGTCTGCACATAATACTGTGAGTCTCTAGGCGTTTCAGGCGCATTTTCATCGTCCCAAGGTTGAGCCCTAGAGACAAACATATAATAAAAGTCGTTTTCGTTATAAATGTCTCGATAAAACGACCTAGCTAATTGTTGACGACCAGTTCTTCTGACTAGCAATGCCATGTTCTAACTCCTATTAGTTAATTATTAGGTGTCAGAAACAGTAATAGTCCAGGTAATTTTTAGCGTATCGTCCGAGCCTTTGTTGACTACAGAGAACACGGTACGACAAAGCATTGTACCAGCAGAAGCCGCATTAAAAACCCCAGCCTCTACAATAGCACCTGTACCTGTGCCTGCAGGGAAATCGCCAACATACTCAATAGCATTGTCAGTGACAGTAGTACTGGTCAGCGAAACTCTAGAGCCAGAGATGAGAGAGCCAAGAGCAGTATCGCCTGCCGCCGGTGCTGTGTTATCAGTACCAACTTCCATGTGAGACATTACTGCATCAGTAGTGCCTTCCATGCGAGATGCGATAAAGTCAAGACCAGTATCAACAACAAGGTTGTTTACAACTTGCTCGTTTTTAATTTTACCTTCAGGTGAGATAAGCTGTAACTTAACTTTACCTTTGGCATTAGTTTTGGATAAATTAAACATTTTTAGATTATCTCCTGATTATAAAATGTTGTTTATATATTTATACGGTTAAAAGGTAGTGGATGAAACTCCAGGATAACTTTCTACATAATCTTCAGCAAAATAGTCTCCATTAACATAATTTTGCATATACAACAAGCCGGTATCCGACACTTCATAGTCATCTGCTTTGGACGCATCAAAAACAAACACAGAAGGATCAGTAAATGATACTGACTCTTCTTTAAGTGCCGAAATAAATTTTTCAAAACTTGTATCATCAACATCGGTTGTCTCTGCTTTATTTAGTTGTGGTTCTAAACTAGGCAGATCATCGACTACTACATCGTCTGTTTTATTTAGCTGTGCTAATATAGCAACAAATTCAGTAGTATCAACAGAATCCGATGGAATTCTTTGAATAAGTTTTAACAATTCTATTACTTCAGATAAATCTACGGAATCCGCAATCGTTGGTTTCGTAAGGTCTTTGGCAACCAATTCCAACATATCTGGATTATCAGTTTTCTGCATTGTAACATCAAAACGATATACCGTATCATCCATATCCGGGGTTTCAAATTTCCCTAGTCCGGGTTCTAATATAGCTTCATCATCTTGTGTAGCAAAAGAATCCGTAATATTGGGCTTATGGAATGCAAGTTCAACTAACTCGGTTACTTCAACCGGGTCAAGCGGAACAAAAATTCTAAAGACAAGCAAGTCTGGGACAATAGTAAAGTTACTAGCAAAATCGATATCTTGTAAAATCTGCAAGTCTGAAAATGCAATCATGCCTGCAGGGTTGGCAGTTCTAGTTAAAAGATCGCCCCAAGTGTTTTTAGAAAGAGAGGATCTTATTTGATAAGAATAAGATTGATATATTCTATTGTCTTGTAATTTATTTGCATCAGACAAAAATCCTCTAGAATCTCTAAATCTACCTGGATAAGTATGAGAGAAACCAGTATTGCAATTTATTATTGTAGTTTCACCTAAATCACTGGTACAAGTAAACTCAAATTCTGGTCTTTGAAAACCAACACCCGTAGCGATGATTTCAAAACCTGTTGGGTAACCAGAATCATTTATCGTAGTAATTCTTACATACGCATTGTTATCAATACCCGTGATCGTATAATCTTCAGCAAAGTAGTCAATAGCGTATACACCTAGTATATCACCTGTTTCAGCAATTTTAAAAGTGTCTCCTACAGAAAATCCGCCCTGTGCGGCACCGCTATTACTAACAACAGTTACACCAGTCAATACTCTTGTAAGAAATGCTTTTTTGTTGTTAATATCGTCAAGTGTATTTTCATCTGCTATGTAAGTTCTATAATCAGATGTGTCTAACAAGAGTATAGGTTGGTTGTTGTATCCTTCCCCGCCGTCTAATATAACAACACTTGTAACAACACCATCGGTAAGTCTAACACCTAAGTCAGCAGGCGTTGTGATAGTATCATTACTATCTGGTAATATTAAAATGTCTGGATTCGCACTATATCCTTGTCCACCATTTGTGACGGTTACACTGTATATTTTGCCTTCTGTTATATCATCAACATCGAATGTCAAGTCTGCGGCACCACCGGAACCTAACAAACTATCGGGTATAGTGATTGTCTCGCCGGGAGCGTAATCGTCACCAACGGTATCGACCGTTATACTGGCAGCACCCACGCCGTCTACAACAACCGTAAATTCTGCTCCAGTGCCGTTACCATCTGTAGTGAATCCAGAATCAATGTCATAAGTTCCTGCAACTCGCAAAACATCAGCAGAGCCTATATTTGTTACAGTTGATATCTTACCACCCAAAACCGCAGAAACCTCTCCCTCAACACCATAGCCTGGAATCTGTGTTCCTGCAGGCACATCAATAGTCAGTTCGTATGCTGTGGGATTTGTATAAGCAATCTTTTTACTTCTCAGAACAGATGTATTAATTTTTTCGCGGCTTGTTATAGAAGCATTGGACTCATAGTAGTAAATATCTACTTTTCTTCCTCGAAAATCTAAGGGGTTATACGATCCGCCATCTGTTCTTTCTATGTTTTCATAAACTTTAATTGTTGTTTCTTCAGACCAATATCCATCAGAAGGTCTGAGAACATATTCAGACGGTTTAAATACTTCAACCTCTTCACCATATATCATTCTGAAGAAGGTCTTTATACTTTCTCTTGAACCTTTGGATGAATAAAAATCTCGTATTCTTTTAATAAGAAGTCTAGTATCGATTTGATTATCTTCAGGAAAATCGATTGCATATTGCTGTAGTAGAGATTCTAAGAAGTCTCCGTGATAATGTGTTACACTAAATCTGTCAATTAACTCCTGTAGAATATAATTAGGAGATGCAGTGGATGTTCCGATTGATTGTGTGTAATCATCATCTGCATCTAAAAAATTAAAATAGGTTGCAATGAAGTCTGCATACTTAGGATACTCATTTCTAATCCATTCTGGTATTTCAAATTCTGCAATATAAGAAAAGTTTTGATGAAAGTATTGTTGCGGTCTATTAATAAAATCAATTGCAGGTGTTAGAATGGCACCCGAACCACCGCCAGAAATGCTTGTAACGGTTAATATTATATTCGCCGCATCGCCCGTCCCACCAATGTTAGTGTCGGGAATAATAATCAAATCACCTTCAGCATATCCCGAACCTTTTGTGGTTACTGTCGCACCTGTAACCTCGCCACTTGAATTTACTACAATTCTAAACTCAGCACCTGAGCCAACACCATCAGAAGAAGATCCAACCCCCGTATAAACTCCAGTTCCCCTGTTCTCGTCTGCTTGTGCTTCAAAGGTTACTGTAGACAAAGAGCCTATAAGTTTTACATCTGGTAGTGTTTTATATCCATTGCCAGGCTCTGTGATTGTGACAGAATCAACAATGTTATTGACGATTTCTAATTCAGCAACTGCCTGTATATTTTCAGATACCTCGGTTGTATCATTGGGCACCGAAATGTATACAGAAGGCGGATCGGAACTACTGTAGCCGCTTCCCGCATCTGTAATTTCAATAGACTGAATATATCGTCTAAAATTTGGTCCGGTTCTAGCCATTAGGAATCAATTACCTTAGGTTTGGCGCTAACAGTAATGCCAGCAAAAATATTGTTAGGAATATTAGAAGTTGTTGTATCTAGGTTTAGTATAATATTTTTTGATGGTTTGGCTAAAACGGCTGCACCAGTCGAAGAAAGTTCTGTAGAAGAAACTAAAAATTCAGTTCTAATATCTTTGGCAGATTCATGTGGTGTTACGGTAACATTTAGAGTAGATGAAGCGTTCAGCAAACTTTGAACATTTAAGTCTGTTAAAACAACTTTACCAGTATCATAGTCGATTGTGCCAGCATTGCTGTTCACAATTTCTCCGCCCGCAGAAGTTTTTAGTATGATTTTACCGGTTCCACTATAAAGAGGGGGAATTACATTAGAGTTTGGGACATCTGCCATAACAACTTTGTAAACTTTTCCATTTATAGTAACATTGAAAAAATTACTAAACAATGCATAGGGGTTTATCTTATTATTGAAATCAAAGGTATATTTAAGACTGCGGTTAAAAGTTGGTGTTACTCTTTTTTGTAATCGCAAGGAAAGGTTAGTTCCTATAACCGACTTATTTGCTGTGACAATTTCACTAGCAAGTTTAGAATAATAAAAAGTAGATTCTAAAGAGTTAAGAGTATTATTGAAGAAATTGTTGATAATTGTACGCACAGAGGATTCAATTTCACCGGCTGTAGAAGTGGTTCTCTTTGAATCGTAATCTACCGTTACATCCATCCCGATATATGTATACTCAGGGTCTACAAATTCAGTCAATATCGAAACGGGCTGTCTTGGCTCAATGTAATCTCTGAGAATATTTGCTTTATCGTCTTCTGTAATTACAAGACCTTCTTTAGGCTGAAGAGATACAAACACCTTACCATATATAGGAGGATCATTATATTCGCCTCCCCAAACAGCAACCGATTTTACATTAGGGTTGTTTTGTAGAATGAGAGACTTGTAATCATTTGCAGTCACCGCTCTATTTTTTGTTGCGTTAAATCTCGGAGCACTAAATCTGATGCTATCAACAGATTCTTGAGGAGCACCACCTGAAGAGGGTGAAACAACTTCTAAACTCACCGTAGAACCCACTCCTGTCAAGCCAGAAGGAGGAGTAAATACTTTAGCACCATTTCCTAAAGCGGCATTCGTAGCAATATAATCAAGCCTAACAACATTTCCAACTTCAAGTGCTTTACCTATAGTTCCGTCTCCAAAAACTACCTGATAAAATCCGTTTAGGGCTTCTTCAATAAAAAAGATTTCACTAGTGGAAGATACATCAATAATACTGTCTGAAAAGTTATAAGTTACAATACTAGTATCAGTAAGAGACTTTTGAATTCTACATCTAATTGTAGTAGTATCCACAGCAGGGTTTGCCATTAGCACAGGACCTTGAACACTTGTAAGTTCTACTAGCTCAGAGTTTTTTACAATAGTACCCTCAACAAGAACAACATTAGTAAAAGCAAAAACTTCAGTACCATCATCTAACAATGTTTTGTTTACTACATAGTCCGTTTCTGGGTAAAAGGATAATTTTTTCCCGTTAAGAAGAGTTGTAAAAAGCGATTCTCTAGTGAGAGAAAAGCTACTAGAAGAATAAGCAGGATCTGGTACAACAGTTAAATTAACGGTTGCTCTAGCCGCTCTCGCTGATCTAGCCGTATATCCCATAGTCTTTGCAATAGATGCAACCGAGGATCTTTTTACAGCAGAGTCCAAAAACGCTTCATTGGCGGTCATGTGTGCCAACACAGCATTGTAATGTGTATTATAAGCAAGTAGGTCAATCAGAACGGAGAGACCAGAGGCTTCAAAGTCATAGTCCTGAAATTGTTCTTGGTCTTGAAGATAAAGTTTTAGATTATTCTTTATACCTTCAAAATCTAATTCTGTTAGTCTTTTCGTTGCCATTTCTTCTCTCGTTTTGTTTTATTTATTACACGCCAATTTGGACTGTTGGATTGAATGTAGTTGTAACTGGTCCCCCGCATCCCGCAACGGAACCTTGAAAAGCAACACCCTTACCATTAATTCTAACGGTTGCTGAGCCAGTAGCAATCGCATTTGTAGGGTGTGTAGTAGCTCCTGATGTGTGGGTTGTTACCACATCACCCTGTAATAAAATAGGCGAACCTCCTGATAAGACAGTAGCGTTGCTGGGTGTGATTGCACCTGTTCCTGCTGTATCTACTACTGTTCCTGGAGCAATTGCAACTGAAGGCATTATCGCAGTCTCCTCAAAGATGTTTGAAAAATTTGAGGCTCTCTTACTCCCATTACATGAAAGTTAATTTGAATTTTGTATTCTTGTGAATTGTAATCAGGATACACAATAACTTTATCTATTCTAACTCTCCTTTCAAAGTTATCAAAAGTCTCTTCAATGAGAGAAGCCATAGCACCAGCTGTTGACGAATCCATTGGTTCAAACAACAAATCGTAAATTGGAGAACCATAATTAGGCGTAAAGGGCTTGCTGTAATATGGAGTAAGCAAAAGATTTTTCATCGCCTGCTTTACTGCATTTACATCTACCTTTTTATAGATGTCTCCTGTGACAGGATTGAGTGTAAAACTCATATCTATGTCGGAGTAAATTCTGGTTGTATTAGCCATATGTTTATTTATATACCTTTTTAGGTGCCTCCGCCATCGGCGCCTGCGTTATTAATAGCATCTGTAGCAGTATCAACTACCTGGTCAACTGCCTGATCGACAACACCGAATACATTATCAACTGCACCTTCAACTTGGTCTAAAATATCACCAAGAACATTGCCGCCGAAGCCGTCTTGTAAGGAACCAAAAGGATTTCCTCCCGACAAATCGTCTAACAGTCTATTCCTTTTTCTAGCAAATCTTGGTCTTCCATTCATTCTATAAGGTTCTCCAGGAGCCTCGCTTACTGTGAATCCCTGTTTGTCAGGATCTAAAATAACATCTACATCTACTCGGCTTACTGCATTTTTAAAATCGGCTACAATATCAGGGAATTCGCCTTCTTTAATAATCTTTGCAACATTGATTTCAGGCATCTTTAAAGGCAACCCTTTAAATACAAATTCTCCGCCGATGTCTTGAATGTTGGGAACAATTTCACAAAGAAGTTCTAAATCATTTCCTACTTCATTCAATATGCCGACAATGTTGTCGATGTCTACATCAAGATCACTATATTTTTCTTTCAAGTCATTGAGATATATTGCCGCGCCTGCAACTCCCGCCGCGATACCACCGTAATCCTTGATAAACTGCTGTATGTCTGCGGGAAGTCCTGGTATAAGACCTCCTAGAGCGTCTAGAGGATTCTCTAGCAGTTGTTTTATTAATTGTACTTTTTCATTAAGTGAAGAAATTAATTGTG